AGTGCATTATACTCTAGATAATTTTGAGTACGACTACAACAAAACAGAGGTTATCCGTATGATGAACCAGGACGGCTTTGGGGTCTTTAATTGGGATGACCTCCATGCCACCATGAATCGCATTTGCCTTGACAAAGCTTTGCACACGTAGTATTATAAGGCAATGGGGACAGCAATGAAATTAAACGGCGAACCGGTAAGCTTTTCTAAATATGGAAAGTCATTCCAAGAAAAGTTGTGTGTAGTAATCTTAGACGATCGATCTTTCGCAGATCAAATTGAAGAGGTACTGGACGTTAACTTTTTAGAGTTGAACTATCTTAAGTTGTTTTTGAATAAGATTTTTTCATATCGACAGAAGTATGGAGTCCATCCTTCCCGTGATATTATGAAGACCATTCTTCGCTCTGAACTCGACAACGAAAACGAGCTTACAACCAAACAAACCCGAGAGTTCTATGTACGGAGCCAGATAACTGCGGTCCAGGACGTCGATTATATTAAAGACACTGCTCTTGACTTCTGTAAAAAGCAGAACCTCAAGTCTGCAATGGTAAAGTCCATCGCACTTCTTCAGAACTCCTCATTCGATGAGATTTCCCAGGTCATCAACGACTCCCTCAAGCTCGGAATGGACAACGATGCGGGCTACGACTACAAAAAGGACTTCGAAGAGCGCTTCAAGCCACGATTCCGCAACCCAGTCACCACCGGCTGGGAACTGATTGATGATATTTGTAAGGGAGGACTCGGACAGAAGGAGTTGGGCGTTGTTATCGCCCCCACTGGCGCCGGCAAGTCTATGGCCCTCGTTCATCTGGGCGTCCAGGCTCTCCAAGAGGGCAAGACGGTAGTCCACTATACTTTGGAACTCCAGGACACAGTTGTGGCCTCCCGTTATGATTCCTGTCTCACCAAGATTCCACTAATGAACCTAACTTCGTTCAAAGAACAGATATATGAAGAGGTTCAGGACATTTCTGGCCGACTTATTGTGAAGGAGTATCCTACCAAGACCGCGAGTACTCAAACTATTCGGAATCATTTAGAAAAGCTGCGAATGCGCAAGGTTGAGGTCGATATGATCATCGTAGACTACGGAGATTTACTTCGTCCTGTTCGCTATTTAAAAGAGAAAAGGAACGAACTCGAATCTATTTATGAAGAGCTGCGAGGTATCGCGGCGGAGCACGAGGCACCAGTGTGGACAGCATCACAGACTAACCGGTCTGGACTTAACGCAGAAGTCATTACAATGGAAGCAATCTCGGAAGCATTCAATAAATGTTTTATCGCTGATTTTATTTTTACTATCTCACGAACAATTGATGATAAGGTAGCGAATTCGGGTAGACTCTTCGTGGCCAAGAATCGTAATGGACCCGACGGCCTCGTTTTCCCTCTTTTTATGGACACATCTAATGTGTGTATCAAGGTGCTTGAACCATCCGAAGAAGATGAGTTTGTAGAGGTAAGCGCGAAGAAACAAAAGCAAAGGCTCGTAGACACATATAATAATATGAAAAAGAACAACGGAGGGTGAGCACAATGTTTAGTGAAGATGAGGTTCGAGAGGCAACTCTTGATTATTTTGGTGGCGATGAGCTGGCAACCAATGTCTTTATGACGAAGTACTGTCTGCGAGATAAGAAGGGGAGTTTTGTAGAGAAGACCCCGGACCACATGCACAAGCGTATTGCCAAAGAGTTCTCGCGGATGGAAGATAAGTTTATTACTCGTAAATCAAATCACCTGACGGAGAAAGAAATATATTCTTATCTTAAAGACTTCAAATACATTGTGCCTCAGGGCTCTCCCATGATGGGAATAGGAAATGACTATGTTAAAGTATCTCTCTCCAACTGTGTGGTTGTCGACAATCCACAGGATAATGTTTCGTCCATTATGGACACTGGCAAAGACCTTGCTAACTTGTTTAAACGTCGCTGTGGTGTTGGGCTTGATATTTCTGATTTGCGTCCCGCGGGTGCTCCCGTTAACAACTCTGCTCGGACTACTACTGGGGCTTGGAGTTTTGCTGACTTCTATTCATATGTATGTAGGATGATTGGCCAGAACGGTCGACGCGGAGCCCTGATGATCTCGATGGATATTCGTCATCCCGACATTGAAGAGTTCATTAAGATGAAGCGAGACCTTACAAAGGTTACTGGCGCCAATGTGTCAGTAAAAATAACAGACCAGTTTATGAAAGCTGTTGAGAACAATGAAACCTTCAACCTCCAATTCCCGGTAGATGCTGAGCATCCCGAGTATAGTGCCGAGGTAGACGCGAGCGCGCTGTGGAATGACATCATTGAGTCAGCCACCACCACAGCAGAACCCGGGCTTCTGATGTGGGACAACATCACAAAGAATCTGCCAGCTCATGAATACGATGCCTTCAAGACGAAGACCACCAACCCATGCGGAGAAATACCCTTGTCTGCCTATGATAGCTGTAGGCTAATTTCTCTCAATTTAAAAAACCTCGTGAAAAATTCTTTTCAAAAAAATGCAGAGTTTGACTTTTCTAAACTTAAGCGCGTCACTGTTATAGGCATGCGCCTCTCTGATGACCTCGTGGAGCTGGAGCTGGAGAAGCTGGAAAATATCCGTCACCATGCCGACACCGCGGATGAGAGGGAGCTATGGAATAAGCTATATAATGCCGCTGATGCTGGACGCCGCACCGGTCTAGGCACCCATGGGTTGGCTGATGCGATCGCATGCCTAAATTTAGCCTATGACAGTCCCGAAGCATTGGTAATCATTGAGAAAATCTATGAGACCTTACGCAACGCTGCCTATGAGGAGAGCGCCCATCTTGCCCAAGAACGTGGCGCATTTCCCGCCTTCGACTGGAGCGTCGAGGAAAACAATGAGTTTATCAAACGCCTTCCCAAAAGGCTAAAGGAAATGATGGCCAAGCACGGGCGCCGCAACATTTCCATTCTTACAAATGCGCCCACAGGATCAGTTTCCATCATGTCGCAGACCTCATCAGGCCTAGAACCAGTATTCCGTAATACATACGTCCGTCGCCGCAAACTATCGCACGACGAACAGAATATCACTCCTGATCATATCGACGAACTCGGCGACCGGTGGCTTGAGTATGAAGTAAAACATCACAATGTGCAACAGTGGTTCAACCAGCACCCCTTCAAAGACCCGGGCCCAATCCCCGCATTCTTTGTTGAAGCTGACAGTATTAACTGGGAACAAAGAGTCGCAGTTCAAGCAGTAATTCAACAAAGCATAGATCACAGTATCAGTTCTACAATCAATTTACCAAAAGGGACGTCGCCCGAACTTGTGGGACAACTCTACATGGATGGTTGGCGCTTGGGGCTGAAGGGGCTCACGGTTTATGTAGAAGGCTCCCGCTCTGGCGTTCTGCTGACCAAGAAAGCCGAGAATACTGAGCAATTCCCACAACATACAGCGCCCAAGCGCCCCATCGAACTGCCCTGTAATATCCACCACACCACGATCCAAGGCGAAAGGTGGGTTGTGATGGTAGGATTAATGGACGGCAAACCATACGAAGTTATGGGAGGCCTATCCAACTTGATCGAGATCCCCCGGGATAAAGCCGAGGGCTTCTTGGTAAAGAACCCACGCAAGACAATGAACTCTGTTTATGATTTGAAGGTTGGAAAGAACGGGGACACCGTGGTTGTAAAAGACCTCGTGAGTGTGTTCGACAACCCTAACCACAGTGCGTTTACGCGGATGATTTCATTGTCCCTGCGCCATGGCGCAAACATACAATATACGGTAGAACAACTACAAAAAGACCGTGACTCTGATATGTTCAGTTTCGCCAAATGTATTGCGAGGATACTAAAGAACTATATTCCAGACGGACAGACTGCCACCGAAAAGACTTGTACTGAATGTGAAACTGAAGGCCTTATTTATGTTGAGGGGTGCGTGACGTGCAAGAATTGCGGCTTTGCCAAGTGTGGCTAGATAGAATATGCTAAGCTTTACAGACAAAGCGATAGATCAGATTAAGACTGTTTTAGACCCCGGTGAATCAATTCGCGTCGCCGTCGTTGGCGGCGGCTGCTCCGGCATGACTTATACTCTAGACTTTGAGACGGAGATTGATGAAGAAGATGTTCGCTTAGACTATAAAGAAGTGGATGTTTATGTTGATCCTCATAGTTCCGAGATTTTAAAAGATACCACAGTAGATTACGTTAAAACCCTACAACGCCAAGGATTTGTATTTATGAACCCCAACGCCAATACAACCTGTGGCTGCGGATCATCATTTAGTTAGAAAGGAAAACAAATGAATCTATCACCAGTAAATAATTACCTCGTAGTACGAACTATAGAGGACACCGACACCGAAGCCAGCGACATCCTGTTACCCCAGGATTACCGCGCAGTAGAGAGCCCATTCGCAGTGGTTGAAGTAGTCAACTGCTCCGGTGATTCGGGAACTCTTTGGGGCACTGGATTACGGCTTGTCGTGGAAGCACACATGCTCCGCGACATCCAACACAACGGCGAGACCTTCACGGTCATCAAGGAAAACCACGTAATCGGGATTTTGTCTGAGAGTTAGACTATTTATAATGGAGACACAGTCATGAGTAAATATTCCAGCTATAAAGAAGCCCAGTTAATGACCGAGAACTGGCGGCGCTATCTAACAGAGGATGAGGGTTCATTGGACCCCGCCGCAGCAGCCGAAGCTGCCAAAACCCCCGAGGTACAGGAACTCGCGGATGTTGCCGAGGACGACCCTAAAGTGCAAGCTGCACTCGCGGCACTAATGGATGAGTTGGCAGCGGTCGAAGGGCTTGAAGAGGGGTTTGGTCAGCCAGAGTCCTACCGCCACACCGGTAGCTCCCACGATCCGGCCGACGCCGAGGCTCTCGCCGGAATTGCCGGCTCCGGTGCGGGATTCTTCGGAGCCTTCGGAGCGCTCGCCGCCGTTCAAAATACTGCGGCTTATGCTGCTTTGCTAAACGCCCTAGGGATAAGTGCGGGCGCCGCAATGGGGGTCGCCTTTCCTGCAGCAGCGTTGGGAGCAGCAGCCGGCGTTCTTCTTATGCGTAAGAGCCAACGTCAAAAAGAATAGTGAAACTCATACTTGAGAGTTGGCGGAAGTATCTCGCGGAAGGCGAGGAGAGTTTTTCCTATATGAGTGCGTCTCCATGGGGCTCCACTGAGGCAGAAGAAGAGTGGGGCGAAGAAATCAAGACCGCTTTAGCAGAGGGCGACGACCACATTGGCCAACGCTGGCCCGGCTTGTCGGAAGAAGTGATAGAAAAAGCGTATCCTTTTTTGTTGTCCCCCGAATCCTTTGCCGACGCCGTAGCTGCAGCGCCACTCAAACAACTATCACTCGGGGAAATGAAAGATATTCACAATCATGCACAAGTTTATGATATAATTGAGATGTATGAAAATGATAAGACCCCCCAAGAGGTAGAGAAAGAAATGTTTAATTTCTTCAAAGGGTTTGAAACTGATGTGGGA